AAAGAACGCAGTGACGAATGGAATGAAAACTATTACATTCAATGTTCAGCTTATGCAGAGATGTATGAAGAAAGAACTGGTACAGAGATAGATCAGATTGTTATACTGTGTGTAACAGAAGATGGAACTGTACAAGAGTTTGTAAAAGAGAAGTTTGATTACCTAGATGCATTGGTAGAAACCGCTACTATATGGAGAGAACAAAATGAAACACCTAGCAATATTGGTGGTGTTTCTGTTAATGGGTTGTCAGACCAACAATAATATCGCCCCCAACGACATAACATCACCTAAACCAGTAATAGAAACAGATCAAGAAATGGCTAAAAATTCTCAAAAAGAATCAACAGATGATAAAAAGGATAAGCCAGAGAAGCCAGAGGTGGAGGGATTTATAGTACAGAAACCTATTCTTTGTGGCCCAGCTGATGTTTTCCTAGAAGGTATTGAAAGAACTTCCCAAGAAAAACCTATCGGTTTTTGGATAGATTCCCAGTATCAAAATAAAGTTATGTTGTTGCGTAATGCTGATACAGGATCAGTAAGTGTTCTTGAGTTCATAAAAAATGAGTATGCTTGTTTTATCTCTGTTGGTCAACAATCACAGATGGTGCCTACTGAGCCTACGAAAAAGGGTGAAACAACTTCTTACCAAAAGGTACTTGACTAATCCTTATAGATGTGTTATAAATAGAATACAATTTGATGATACGAATTGAATACTGAACTGGACGGGAGTGCAATTCTCCCCACCTCCACCATATCCCATATATTCTTATGGGGGTGAATTAGGATCGACAGGCAGGGATAAATGAGAGTAGAATTGTCGGATGACTGCGTTATTGGTCAATTTAGTAAATGCAAATGATAATATTGCATATGATGATTTCGCACTAGCTGCGTAATTAATCGGGGTTCGGTGGGTTCCTTGCAACAGAATACCCACCACTAATTTGAGTGACGGCAACCTATTGCTATATCGACACTTGATGAGTTTGGTAGTTCTCTTTATAGGACTAAAAACTACCATTTAAAAGTTGGAATGAATTCAACTTATTTTGTCATGTTAAGGAAATATTTTATGACTACTACCACTACCCAGGCCTCTAAGGTCGAAACCGCACTTGTAAATGGTGCAGAACTAACTGCTAAACAGATTACATCACGTTATGGTGTTAAGAATGTTCGTGCTGTTATTAGCAAACTTCGTTCAGAAGGTCTTTCGATCTATTTGAATAAGCGTATATCGTCTTTTGACGGTGTGTCTTATATGAAATATATGATTGGTACGCCTACTCGAGCAGTTGTTGCTGCTGGTTATGCTGCATTACGCGCATAGCTAAACAACGTGTGATGGCGTAATACATCCGTGTGGGGTCTACGGTTAACCCCACACTTTATTTTAACATATGGAATACATTAAATGAATACTTCTAAAACTTTTTCACTAGAAATTGAAAACATTGCTAAAGAAAAAAGAATCTCACATATGGAGGCTGTTTTGTGGTATTGTACTAAACAAGGTATAGAACCAGATACAGTAGGCACACTAATTTCTAAAAGTCTTAAAGAAAAAATTGAAGCAAACGCAAGAGAATTGAATTTTCTTCCTAGACAGGCTCAACTCCCAATCTAATGTATAATATATATACACAAAACCAGTGCAATTTTTGTACTATGGCAAAACAAATTATGTTTGATCAGAATATAGATTTTATGGAAATAAATGTTCAATATGATGACCAAGCAAAAGATTTTATGAAAGAACAAGGTTTTAAAACTGTACCACAAATATATGATAATGATGGAAATCATATTGGTGGCTATAATGATCTTTTAGAAATTTACAAGAAGGAAGGGTAAATAATATGAAAAAAATAGTTTTCGCAATTTCGCTATTATCAATAGTTGCATGTTCGCCGGGACAAAAAGCGGCAAATCATCAAGGAAAAGCAGAGTACGTTTCAGTTGGATGTCATGTAGTGACAAAGAATCCAGCCAAAGGTAATACGTATGCATTTAGTGTAGCTGGCGATCTAAAAGTAGGTGATAAATTCTACTTTAAGCAAGTAGGACTTGACGGTACTGTTGGTCCAGTGGTTACAGGTGTTCCTTGTAAAGATGATGATTAAGGGGTTGCTTCAAGCAACCATTGTGTTAATACCAACGTATATTACTGCATATCTAACTGATAAAATGATATACGTTATTCCCATGTTGGCAGCTGCAAGTTTTATTGCCGCCAGCATCAATCCCGCTACAAGTCGTAGAGTTGAAGAAGATGGATATAAGTCAAAAGACGATGGAACCAGTTGACGTTTATATAATGTATTGTGCAATGAAAGCACATTTTAGCAAGACAGACTATGACTTTAATAAGTATGGTGGCAAGACTAAAGTTTCTAGAGATTCTTTCTGGAAACGTAAAGACAGATATTTCTTTGTCAAACTCTCAAAAAAATATAAAACTGAAATTGAAATCAGAAACTATTATATCTCCAATTTTATAAAAGATAAAAAAGGTTACATTGCTAATTTTAGTGATGGTAATTATGAATCTTGGTTAGGTAAAAGAGAAGGTTTTTTTGCACAATTTATAATGGAATTACGGCCGTTCATAAAAGAATTTGAACCTCTATTTGAAGTTAATAGTAACAATCATCCAAAACTACTAAAAGAATTTTTAGGTAGTAGAGTATCATTAGAAACTATGATAATCCTAGATGAGCTAGTTGGATACGGTAATAAGTGGGATAAACAATTAAAGGACGATATTGTATGGGTTGACTTAAAAAAATTGATGAAAAATTACAAAGGGTTCTTGACAATTAACAAGAACAGGTATAGAATAAAACTACTGAAACTTATAGAGGAGTCTAATTAGATGGACGTTACAGTACACTTGGATGGTAATCCTGCCATTCGTGAAGAAGGTTTTTTTGAAACTAAAGTTGGTAATCTTAATAATAGGATTAAATCTTTAGAATATGATAATGCCGAATTGGTTAAAGCTAATGAGGAGCTTCGTGAAAGAGTTACGAAAATTGCTACTCGTTTTCCTAATCAAAGAGGATATCAATCAAAAAATACTAATCGCTTTAATAACAAGCGAGACTAAATGGTATGCCCCTATAGTTAAACGGTATAACAGTAGTTTTGTAAACTACAATTCGCAGTTCGATTCTGTGTGGGGGCACCATTAAATGGAGAGAAAATGGAAGTTAAATTTATCGATAAAATGGGAAGTGATCTTTCTGTGGTTAACGCCGCAAGGGTATCATTTGCAAAAACATCTGCATGGGAATCAATTCCAGAAGCAGGCCCTATAGAGGGGTTACTATCTAGTCAGGATGAGAAACTAATTGGTTATCTTGCAAAACACAATCATTGGAGTCCTTTTGGTCATGCATCTATACAGTTGCACATTAAAGCTCCTGTGTTCGTTGCAAGACAATTAGTAAAACATCAAGTAGGTCTTGTGTGGAATGAAGTCTCGCGTAGATACGTGGATGATGAGGTAGAGTTCTATGAACCAGAAGATTGGCGTGGAGCTCCACAGAACTCAAAACAAGGTTCTTCATCTGAAAAAATAGATATTAATCCAAGCAAAATGATGGTTGATGATTATGAACAAGTACTAAGTAGTGCAAAATGGGCATATGAAGAACTTCTAAGAAAGGGTGTGTGTCCAGAACAAGCACGTATGGTATTACCTCAATCTATGATGACTGAATGGTATTGGAGTGGAACACTCATGGCATTTGCTCGTGTGTGTAATCTACGATGTAAACCAGATGCACAAAAAGAAACTAGGGAAGTTGCTGACATTATTGATAATTACGGCGCCAACAGATTTCCTTATTCATGGGAGGCGTTAAGAAATGGATGACATGGATAGAATGATTGTGTTGATTGAAGAGATTAGTTTGATGAAAAATAAGTATGAGGAAAATGCTGGAATGGGGAATCTTAATACTACTATTAACATATTAGAACGCCGTGTTGAAGAACTAAAGAATAAGCTTCGTGTACGATAGTGTGATGATCAATCTGGATAATGCTATGAACAGGGCAATTGTTTTTGGTAATGGAGAATCTAGAGGGTGGTGTGGACAAGAACTTAGTTGGCATGATATTCCAACGTGGGGTTGCAACGCAATCTATCGTGATTTGAGGGTAGATAATCTAGTATCTGTAGACTATGCCATGCAACAAGAGATATACCAGAGTGATTTGTGTCAGGATACGATGCAATTGCATTTCGCAAATTGGGGTATCATTCCTGCCGAGATTTCAGATATGATGTTCATGGGGTTTGATATACCAGAAGAGTTTGTACATAAGACTGAGCGAGTTGGTAGTCATATAGAACAGTGTGTAGTGTCAGGTAAAGACCCTAGTAAGATACAAGATAATATAGAACTAACACTTAAAGCTCATCCTAATCTTGATCCAAAAGATTTAAAGATGAAGATGGAAAAGGATGTGGGTATCTGGATTACCTATCTAAGGGAAAATGATAATGTAAAACCTATAGACTATCCTAGAGATTGGTCTGCTGGTACTACAGCCCTTCATCTTGCTTGCCAAGAAGGGCCAAAGGAATTATATATGTTGGGTTTTGATTTGTCTTCATATGATGAGAATTTGAACAACATATATAAAGGGACAGATAATTATCTGCCCAGTGATGCAAAAGGTTTCAATACAGTTAATTGGTTGAACCAGATGCAAACTGTTTTTTCGGAGTTTAAGGATACTACTTTTTATTGGGTAGATCCTATTCATCGTGAAGGTCAAGTAACTAATGTTAAAAATAATAACATAAGGTACTTGACAAAAACAGGATTTTGTGATAAATTTAACATACGATAACAAATAGCATATATTAACATAGGAGAATATACATATGTCGTTAGCAACATTAAAGAAGTCTAATACTTTGGACAAACTGCTTGGTGCAGTTGCAGTAGAAAATGCACCACTAGAAAAAAAGTCTTATACAGATGATCGTATCTGGAAACCAGTGATGGATAAGTCTGGTAATGGTTTTGCAGTAATTCGTTTTCTGCCAGCTTCAGAAGGTGAAGACCTTCCTTGGGCTAAAGTCTGGAACCATGCGTTTCAAGGACCAACTGGTCAATGGTATATTGAGAACTCTCTCACTACCATAGGTCAGAACGATCCTGTATCAGAGATGAACTCTGCATATTGGAACTCTGGTGTAGAATCCGATAAGGAGATTGCACGTAAACAGAAACGTAAATTGCAATACTTTGCAAACATTCTAGTTGTTAAAGATTCTGCCAATCCTTCTAATGAAGGTAAAGTGATGCTTTATCGCTTTGGTAAGAAAATCTTTGATAAGTGTATGGAAGCAATGCAACCTGCATTTGAAGATGAAACTCCATTGAATCCTTTCGATTTCTGGAAGGGTGCTGACTTTAAATTGAAGTTGCGTAAAGTAGAGGGTTATTGGAACTATGATAAGTCTGAGTTCGATTCTCCATCATCAATATTTGATACTGATGAAGAAATTGAAGCATTATGGAAGAAGCAGTATTCTCTTAAAGAGTTTACAGAAACTTCAAACTTTAAATCTTATGATGAACTTAAGACTCGTTTGGATATGGTTTTAGCCGGTAAAACTACTGTAGGTAATGCAACTTCCTTTATGGAAAATCAACCTACTGCTAGTGTAACAGTTGATACTAAAGAGGAGCCTGCTCCTACCGTGACTGTTTCATCTGATGAAGAAGATGATACTATGTCTTATTTTGAAAAACTAGCTGATAAAGGATAATCTATATAATGAAAACATTTCTAACTACTACCGCACTCGCAGTAATCTTAATCTCACCAGCAGTCTTTGCTGGTGAGACAAAAGAAATAACTGTACCTGTACCCAAAACAATCACACTTGTCTGTTCTGACAGTGTGGAACCAGGCACAGTTGTTCTAACCAATCCACCCAAATTTAGTTGTAAGGACTATGAAACTATTAAAGGTGTTGTTGGTTTGGGGATCACCATTGGTCCAGATACAAGGATCAATCAAATCTCTTCTGCAATTAGGCGGGCAAATAGTAAGTCTAGTATTGCATCTGTGACTCGTAGGGGTAATAAATCTACGTATACGATGAATAATGGAAGTGCTGTAAATTGGATAGACCCAGTACCAGTTGTTAGGGCTCCAAAAGGTCCAATGAAAGTACGTCCAGAGGGTTGGAAGTCTTCTCCTTTTGAAGAGGAATCCAGACCTATTCCACTACCAGAGATATTAACATCATCTGAAACTTGGCCTCCTCAATCAAAAGTGATTTCTGATAAGTTGCGCCGTGATCTAAATCGTAATTATTATGAAAATTTACGAAGGAATGATGAACTTGGTCAATGGAAACCTTTTGTTGATGGTGAATATAATCGATTTGATGGGTATTCTAGGTATAAGTCATTCTTTAGGGATGGTAGAGAATATCATAATGATGGACAAATAAAGACTGATTGGGTTCGTTTTAACTAAGAGTCTATAAGAATACAATATCCAACTATACCCCCCCGATAAAAATCGGGGGGTTTTTTTATTATCCTACTGTTTGAATCTGGCGGTTGCCTGCCGGTGGAGTGAATATATTGCCTCCACCTGATTTGATATTCATAGGTGCATTAATAATATTCGCACCACCACTACCACTACCCATATTGGCAATTGCTGCAGTTAACTTTACAATACTATCTTGTAATGCAAATCGTTCGGCTCGGTCTGTTCCTTCCATACCTGAATCTGCTAGTTTAAGTTTATCTGTAGATTTTATGGATGGTGTTGTATTATTAGTTTTCATATTCAAAGCTTTATTGATCAAACTAAGATTTATCCCAGCTTGATTCCAAGGAATATTTGTACTACCCAAACCTTCAATTACTGTTCCACTAAAAATTCCAGTACTAACTTTACCACCTTTGATTGCAACCTCAATATCTGGAATAGATTTTAACAAGTCTTCGGCGAATTTAGCAATACCCAAATCACCACCTTTAAATTTTAAGTTACCTATTTTGTCTAGATTCTCTGATATTGAACCAATAGCCTCTGCGCCGCTCTGCAAAGCGGCCGCATTTTCTGCTACAATTTGCATTTGCCCAACTGGACTTTTTGTACCAGAAATGAATGCTAAAATTGAGGTTCCTACACCTTTAAGTGAATTAAATAAAGTACCAGTAGTGAAGTTTCCAAGTGATGCTTTCATTGTATCTAAAGCCTTTGATGCAAGTATTGTTTTACTTACCATATCTTTTGTACCCAAGGCATTTACTAAGGTACTAACGCCATCTGATATATCTGTTATTGCACCTTTCCCTACAAAGTTGGCACCAAAACCAATTAAGGTTATAGATTTTAAAGGGTCTAGTATAGATGTTAATCCTGTCGCTACAGTTCCTAGTCTATCAACTTCAGTTTTATTTACGTAAGTAACTCCATCACTTATGTCTTCTAATGCACCTTTACCTACAAAGTTAGCAACAAAACCAGTTTTGACAACTTCAAACATATTTTTATCTAAGTTCCCCATTGCAGTAGAAACTTCTATAAGTCGATTTACTTCAGTTTTGTTGAGTGCGGTAACACCATCTGAAATATCAGATAATGCTTTAGAACCAACAAAGTTTGCCACAATTCCTGACTTACTAAATTGTTTTATCGGGTCAGAAATTGCTGCCATACCTTTAGACATGTCTAGAAATTTTTGTAAATCGAAGGTTTTTGAAAGATCTGATAATTTACCAAACCCATGCGCTAGTTTTTCCATATCTGGAGCAATTGCGGTGGAAATTGTTCCCATTAGTTTACCAAAGAAAGAACCTTCGCCCATAGCAGACATAAAGGCATTCAGACCCAATCCAGCGTCTTCCATTTTCTTTTTATCTACAGTAATATTGTTTAGGAGATTAATACCTTTAGCAATTTTTTCTAGATCGCCTGTGAGGAATGTTATTGCTGCGCCAAACCATCCTTCTTTTGTTGTATTACCAACATTTTCTAAAAATGTTTTTAAACCCACACCAGCTAACTTCAAACTTTCCATATCAAGTTTTTTGCCAGTTTCAGACAAAAATAATAAACTTTTACCTATATCTGTTAATCCTTTAGATAAAGTTGAACTACCTTTACCAATTAACCAAGCCATCGCTCCAACCGCTACTCCGAATGCCAATAATCCAGCTGAAATTACCAATAATGCCCCAGTAAAGGGGACGCTGGCCAGCGTGATTGCTGACATACCACCAGCCAACGCGCCAAGTCCCGCACCAGCAATACCAGCACCAGCGCCCAGACCACCTAATATCCCACCAATTCCACCACCACCTTTATTATTATTACCAGATATTTCCTTGGTTGAAGATTCTGCTATAGCTTTAAGATAAGAGTTAGTATCTTGTTCTCTTTTTACTCGTTCCCGCTTCTCTTCAGTTCTGTCTTCTCCTACAGCGCCTTTCTTGTCAACAATCTGAACAGCAATAGCATGTTTTGATACACCAACTGATGTTGCTTTAACTGTATCTGCTATTTTGTCTAAAGTTTTTTGAAATGCTTTATCACGTTTCTCTTGTGATATATCTTCTTCAGCCATTACTTGTCACCCTTCTTACTATTGGAATTGGAACCAACATATAGACCAAACCATGCAGCACCAGCACCTACTATGACACTAACAAATGCACTTTGGGGAGCAGTAGGATCTGGGAGTGCCATGAACCATTCTGTTGTACGCCAGAACATAATACCATAAAGGGTAATCAATGCTCGAGGCCAGATACGCCACTTATCTATTACAGAAGAATTAATATGATTATACCATGAAGATTCTTCAGTAGTACTACGATCTACTTCAATAATATTGACAGGATCATTTGCCATTTTCTAGCTCCTCAATTCTATTTGAGTTGTCTTTTATACTTGTATTGTTATTTATAGGAGTACGATCAAAAATTATCTTTTCTAATTTAAGAAAATCTATACGTTCATTTGGTACATATCGCCATACATAATCTCCATCCCACTCACCTCCTACCTTAGTAACACCAAATACGGTCTGTGATATACCTATCTTAACGATTAAGGCACGTTCTCCATCCAGCAAGACATGATCGCCCTCTTGAAACTGCTTGTTCAAACTAAATGCGATACCCTTGCTCAGTTTAGTAGCAAAGTCTTTAAACATGAAACCAAACACAGCAATCAACACCATACCGATATAGGGCATGATAATTTCAGTAATTTCCATTGCTGCTCCAGTTGGTGTTATAATGTCCATTAAATTATTATCTCCGACTTGCTTGTTCTTCTGCTTCTTTTTGTTCTTTTATATAATTTAATAACAGTCCTAAATAAATATCCCTTTCCCATGGCAACATATTTTCTAACTCTGCTAAACTATAATTATGGTGCTGCATTAATGCAAAGTTTGTTTGATAATAATTTTCTAATGATTCATGAGAAAGGGATATTAAAAAAAACTTTGTAGTCCAGCAATAGTAATATTATTTTTCTTTTTTGTTTTAGGATTTATTACAGTAACTTCATGTATTAATTTAGGCATAGTATCAAAGAAATTAGTAATAAACTCAAAACTACTTTGACTCATACTGTCTAGAAATTCTTCCAATTCACTGTCAGACATGTCTATTTTAGTATGAATGACATCCCCGTCACGTATTTCAACCACACATCGTTTGATCATTTCAAAGCTTTGTTCAATTTGACCTTCTCCATTGAATTTGGACATGTCACTAAGTTTAGGGTATCGCATAATCATAGAAATATCATCTGTAATTTTAATAATATTAGTATGGTTGTCTGGCATTTGTACGGCAACATCTCCTAAATCTAGTTCGTATTCAACCCTAGTCTTTTCATCATCTGAACATAGTAAATTTAGTTTTACCTTTTGCCCTACAGATTTACTCCGCAACTGTAAAAAAATATATTCTATATCAAATAGAGGATTATCATATGGATCAATTTTTCCAAATGTACATTCTCTTACTATATTTGCAAATGCTGTTTCTATTTCTTTATCTTCAGCTGATTCTTGAGCCATCATAAGAATTTTTTGTTCCTTGATAAGCCAAGGACGGTATTTAAGTTTTTCTCCAGTAGAAGGTATTTCCATCTCATGTGTTGGGGTATTAAGTTTTGGTAAAGCCATAATTTTTCATCCTTTTAGTTCATGTTTAAAATAGTCTCGATACCGCAGGAAGGGCTCTTGAAAGATTTCTTTCTGCTACATTAGTTAATGTTTTTGTTAGTCTGTTTGTTAGTGTAGATTTTGTTTGTGTCAAATCAGCTGTTTGCCAATATCTGAAATTCATGTCTATAGTCCATTTTAATACATCTCCCGAAACGCCGCCGTTCAAAGAGGCCTCCCCTAGAATTTTCGGGAAGGCTTCCATTAATTGTAAACCGTATCGTCTTTTCATTTGATTATCTAACAACCAGATATCTACTGTACCAACGTAATTATCATAATATCCCACTTGCCAAGTTTTTGGATTAAATGCTCTATGTTGCCATTTCTCAAATGCAACTCTTTCTGCCCCATCAGATGAACTTTGAAAGGTCATTTGGACACTATCAGCATACATTACACCATCAACGACTTGCCTTCTTGGTCCATGTATGTTCGTATCGTCTACGGTTGAAAGAGTTCTGCCTGGTATTGTAACAGATTCACATCTCATAGAGATTTTTTCCATACCAGTAACACCAACAATATCATCTCTATTCACATTTTCAGATTCGGCATTATTAGATCTTATTGTTGGTTTATAAATCATAACTTCATAATGATTTGGACGCGCATAACCTTCATTAGAACGCATTCCAGCTATAATATCATTTAATGTACCATAAGCTGCCCCTTCTAAAAATCTTGGTAAAACTGACATTATAGCATACTCCTAGAATCTTTCCATACTCTATCAGCACCTTCTTTCTTAAATTTCTGTACTGGTAGTAGTGTTGCAATAGTAAATTCATCAGCATCAATTCTACGAAACTGCGATTTGGTCTGCCCAGCCAAATATCTGTGTAGAGTAGGTTTAATTAATCTAATTTTCTTCAGTTGACTATAATTTGCTACAATACGAGTACTCTCATCAAATTTGGTATTATTAGTATAATCTACCAAAGTATCTAATAGTTTAATTCTCAAAGGTATTGGTAGGTAGTGTAAGTTGATACCTAAAAACCCATCAGGATATAGTTCTATTGGAAGTACTAGAGGGAATGTATCATAATACGGTAATTTCTTTTTATGTTTAGGATCATAAATGAACATATTAAGTTTGCCATAGAATGGTTTATTGTCTCGTTTACCATCTCTAATTAAATCTAAAGACCCAGGCGTACCAAACTCTTTAATCTTATCCCTATACCATTGAGTTGATTTGGGGCGCCCTTTTGCCTCATCCTTAACTGCTTGCATATATTTACTTATAGCCATACTATTATTTATACTTAATGCCTAGATGATCCTCAGTTAATACCTTGAAATCCATACTGTTGATATTGCAAAATTCTGTTGCATATTTCCACTTTGCCTCATTAACAGCCCAAGTTTTAACATCATTATAAAACCTTTTGGTTTTTCTGGAAGGGACTTTGGGAGGACTGCACTGTACTTTCGGTTTGATCTCTATAATGGACTTCTCTGTAGAACCATCATTTTTTCTTACTTTAATGTAAAAATCTGGAAAATATCTATGGATTCTTCCGTCTACAGGTGATAAATAAGGGATGATGATCTCTTCACTACCCCATTCTAATATAGCATCACTGGTATCACAATATACCATAAATTTTCTCTCCCATAAAGATCGATATACAACACGATTTGGATCTCCTTTATACTTTTTGGAGTGTTTGGGAGTATATTTGCCTTTGTATGCCATTTTAAGAATACCTAAATAGTTTTGTATTGTAAGGATATTTAGACATGAGTATAGGCAACGCAATTGTTAATCAAGCACTAGGTGCCGCAGCAAGACAAGCAACAGGCGCTCTAAAAAAAGTTTTGGGCAATCTACCAGGCTCAGCTTTAAGTGGAAGTAAACCAGCTTTCGGAATATCTTCCAACTTACCACAGTCTATGAATCTCCAGTATCCATTAAATGTAGAAGGTGACATACAGGAAGGACATTATGTAATGTTCTTCATCAATAAAATTGATCCAGCTAAGATTACAAAATATAATAAAGGTGTGGCTGCCCACAACGCTAAGGTTGCTACTGAGGAAGAAACTGGTTATCAAGGAGACCCTCCAAAAAACCCACAGTCAACTTTAAATTCAGCACCAAAAGGAGCACTTGCAGTTAAAAGACCCGCTACTGTACGTCTTGAAAAGGCAATATCCCTTTACATGCCACCATCGATAAAATCTACATACAAAATGAATTATTCAGAAGCAGAAATAGGAGCAGCGGCACAAGGGATTGGGCAGGGGGTTGATGCAGTCATAAGTAAATATAAATCAGGTGGTTTTATGGGAGTTGCTAAAGGCATAAAAAATAATGTCTCAGACATAGGACAGGGTGCAGGGGACATGACCACAGCTTTTGCACTTCAGAAGCTGAAAGAGATAGAGAATCTAGGTGGACCTATTTTTGGGTTGCAGGGAACAATTGCTTCAGCACAAATTTTGTCTGGTAAAATAATGACCGATAAAATGGAGTTGATGTTTACTGGTGTTGGACGTAGAAGTTTTAGTTATACATTTACATTTATTCCGAAGAGTGAAAAAGAGAGTCAAATGGTAGCTAACATCATATTTACGTTTAAAAAACACATGACGCCATCATTTGGAAGTCTAAGTGCATTCGGCAGCTCCACTGGAGTTCAGGGTAGAATTTTAAATATACCTGAAACTTTTGATATTCAGTATATGTATCATGCTAAAGAAAATCCTTGGCTTAATAAAATTTCCACTTGTTATCTATCTAATATGGATGTACAATATGGTAGTGAAAAAGCAGGGTTTTATGAACCACTAGAAAATCCTGCTATGAAAAACGCAGTTGGACCTGCTCCCACCCATACCACATTGACATTAAATTTTGAAGAGATCGAAAAAATGTCTAGAGAACGTATTGAACAAGGATTCTAATCATGTATTTTGCATCATTCCCCAAAATATATTATTCTGGTAAAGGAGGCACCGATCATAAGGTTGTCACTAATATTTTGCGCCGTGTTGGTATACGTGCTAAGGTAAAATCAAATACATCATTATTTGATACTTATGAAATTAAAGAAGGTGAAACGCCAGAAATGATATCACACAAACTGTATGGTGATGTAGATTATCATTGGATAGTTTTGATGATGAATGATATCACAGACAGATATCATGGGT